TATGCTCCTTTTAAACTATCCCGTTTAACATCTCTTTCAACTGTATCAGAAACAGATGTTACATCAGAGTTTGAAGATATGGCACTAGACCTTTTAAGATCAAATGATGCAGTTCTTGCCAAGCTAAAAGATGCATTTGATGTTGCCTCCGCAGCACGTGAACAAGGTGTTGCTAATTTCCTTGCAGAAAGAATTGACATGCACTCTAAGTGGCATTGGCAACTATCTGCAGTAGTTAAAGAAGAAATAATGGAGTCTCAAGTAGAAGAAACTGCTGAAGCAGAACCTGCTATTCAAGCATAAATTTTTTAAAGGGGTAAATCTTGGCTAGAATTGTTTTTTTAGGTAACTTTGGTGTGGATTATAGTAGTGAGAATCATCACGTAAAATCTCTTGAGTCCCTTGGTCATACTGTAATTAAAATGCAGGAACGTGAGGCAAGAAGCCAGCGCATCCTTGTGGAGTCCTTAGAAAGCGATCTATTTATCTGGGTTCACACACACGGCTGGCATACTCCAGGAAATATTGGCATGGAAGACGTTCTGATCAAACTAAAAGAGGCAAACATCCCCACAATGACCTACCATCTTGATTTGTGGTTTGGTATTGAACGACAAAAAGATTTAGAAGAAGATACATTCTATAAAACCATCGGACATTTCTTTGCCACAGATAAACTAATGACTGATTGGTTTAACGAAAATACAGAAGTAAAAGGCCATTTCCTTCCTGCAGGAGTATACGATAAAGAATGTTACCTTCACAAAGAATACAATCCATATGATTTTAAATATGACGTTATATTTGTTGGTAGCAAAGGCTATCACCATGAGCATAAATATCGTCCACAGTTAATAGATTTTTTAAGAAGCACATATGGGAAAAGATTTCTTCATGTCGGTGGAGATGGTGACACTGGTACAATTCGTGGTGATGCCCTTAATAAAATATATGCACAAAGCAAAATAGCCGTAGGAGATAGCCTTAACATTAACTTTAACTATCCTTACTATACTAGTGATAGATTGTTTGAAAGTACTGGTCGTGGTGGCTTTACTATCTACCCTCGCATTACAGGGCTTGAAGAATACTTTGAGGATGGTAATGAGATTGTGTTTTATGAACATGGTAATCTTGAAGATCTAAAGACTAAGATAGATAAATATATTCAAAATGATCTTGAAAGAGAACGCATTAGGCTGAATGGTCATGAAAGAACTAAAAAAGAGCACACATATGTAAATAGATGGTCAACAATATTGTCAGAGCTTGGTGTAAAATGAACTATTTAGTTACAGGCGGTGCTGGTTTTATTGGTTCAAACTTAGTTGATAGATTAATTGAACTTGGAAATAATGTAAAAGTAATAGATAATGAATACTCTAAGGTGCACGATCAATTTTATTGGAACAAAAAAGCACAAAACTATAAACTAGATATACGTGATTATAAAAATACAAGAAAATTATATGAAGGAATTGATTGTGTTTTTCATGTTGCTGCAGAGTCAAGGATCCAGCCAGCAATACAAAACCCTATTGAATCAATAAGTATAAACTCTGTTGGAACTGCAACAGTATTAGAATGCTCAAGAGAGGCAGGGGTTAAAAGAGTTGTATACTCATCAACATCTTCTGCGTATGGGAAAAACCCTGTTCCAAACCATGAAGAACAGCCAGAAGATTGTTTAAATCCATACTCAGTTTCTAAGGTTAATGGAGAAAAATTGTGCTCCATGTATACAAAACTATTTGGAATTGAAACTATTATTTTTAGATACTTTAATGTTTATGGAGAAAGACAGCCACTAAAAGGTGAATTTGCTCCCGTTGTAGGTCTTTTTGACAAACAGTTTAAAAATGGAGAGCCATTAACTATTGTTGGAGATGGAGAACAAAGAAGAGATTTTACGCATGTATCGGATGTAGTTGAGGCAAATGTTCTTGCATCACAGGTTCAGTCTGGCTTTGGAGAAGTTTATAATATTGGTTTTGGTAAAAATTATTCTATTCTTGATATTGCAAAAATGATCTCAGATAATATTATTTTTGTACCAGAAAGAATTGGTGAAGCAAAAGAAACTTTAGCATCTAATGCCAAGTTTAAAGATTTAACTGGATGGACTCCAAAAATATCTTTGATGGATTGGATACAACAATGAACATTAATTTTGGATGTGGAAGTATACAACCTATTGATTGGATAAACATAGATGTTGATCCTCAGTATAAAACTGAGCACAAAAATTTAAATTTAATCCCAGACAACTCTTGTGATATCATAGTTTCACATGCAACAATATGTGCAATACCCTATCTTGAAATTAAAACAACACTACTAGAGTTTATTCGTGTATTAAAGCCTGGCGGTGTCGTTAGAATTAGTTTGCCAGATATTGTTTCTGGATTTGATGCATATAAAAATAATAACATTAACTTTTTTCCCAACTCTGAAGATATTTTAGATAGACGTTTTTCTGCTTGGTTGACGTGGTATTCAACATCAATATCATTACTAACAGATAAAGCGTTAGAGTATAAACTACACGACTCTGGGTTTAAAAATATAACAAAAGTAAAATATAAAGAAACAATATTATCAAATGAAAAAATTTATGAACTTGATACACGGGAACATGAATTCTATTTTATGGAGGCAATGAAATGACAGAAATGGTTAAAGCAGTTTTAAATGGAGAGTTTGAAATGGTATTGCCTAAACATCGTGCAGATAGACCAGACTGGTACCAGCCACATGGTTGGGAAAAACCTAGACTAAAGTCAATGCATGAACACATTAATAAAGGAGATGTTGTTTATTACGTTGGTGCAGAAGAAGGAGAGTTTCCAGCGCTATGTCAAATGTGGGGTGCAGAGGTAGTTTTATTTGAACCAAACCCTAAAGTATGGTCACACTTTCCTGCAACCTGGACTGCAAATAATTTAGAACTTCCGTTGGCATGCATTCCTGGATTTGCATCTGATAAAATTAATAATCTTTCAAGAATTTATTATAATGAATGGCCTCCAGAAGTTAATAACGTAATTGAAGCAGCGCATGGATTTAAAGAACTATATCTTGAAGGTGAGAGTTACGGACAAATTACTATAGATTCTTGTGTTTATGATCATGGGATTAAGCCACCTACCGCAATTTCTTTGGATGTAGAGGGTAGCGAGTGGAGAGTTCTTGGTGGTGCTGAAAAAGTGCTAAGAGAATACAAACCTAAAATTTGGCTATCTGGTCATCCTGAGTTTATGATTCAACAATGGAATGAATACTTGTATGACCTAAGAAATTTTATTAAAGATATTGGGTATACCGAAACATTAATTGATTATCAGCATGAGGTTCATTTGTTTTATGAGTAGTATTATCTTTTGTCCTCATACGGATGACGCAATTTTTTCTTTAGGTGATTACATTATTGATAATAATGATAATAATTTTACAATTGCTTCAGCGTTTTCTGGTATTCCAACAGATGATGTTGGATATAAAAAGCACACACTACTAAGAAAAGAACATGATGTTGCTTGCTCAATGATTGGTGCAAAAGTTATCAATAGCGATCTTTTAGATGATGTTTATGGAAAACAAAATGAAGATGATCTAAATAATTGGATAAAAAATATAATTAATAATTATGAAAATATTTACATTCCATTAGGAATACATCATCCAGACCATGTATTATTATCTGAAACATTATTTACTTTAATAAAAGATTATAACAAAACATATTTTATTTATGCAGAACTTCCATACAGTTTAGCATATCCAGAACTATATAAACAAAGACTAGATAAATTTAAATCTGTTCATAATTTAGAAAATGTTTCAGTTAATTTTACTAAACATAAAGTTGATGCAATTCATACCTACAACTCACAAATTACGTTAGCATCTAATCGGTCATACATAGATGAAGATCTTATTGGAAAATTAATTACAGAAGAAAAACTTTGGCGAGTGCTTAATTGATTACTGCATATATTTATTCTATTGATCCCCTTGATGCTGCAGATGGCAAATGGGATTACGGATTGCTTAAAGAAACATTTGAAAAAAACAATGTTAAGCAATTAGTAGTAAAAGAAATTCCTAAAGCAAAACGTGGGTTTGTAGTTATTCCTGGACAAGGAAATGCTGGAAAAGAAGATAAAATTTCTATGCAACTTAAAAACCTTGATAGAGCGGTTCTATTTATTACGGGCGATGAGTGTGCTCTTTTTGATGTAGATAAAATTAATCATCCAAATATATCTATTTGGGTTCAATATGCTCATGCAAAACATGAAAAATATAATAAATTTTTTATTGGTGTACCACAACACCTAAAATCTAGTTTGCCTGATTATCCTATTAAAGAATATGATATTTATTTTGGTGGACAAATAACCCACCAACGTAGACAACAGTTAGCAGAAGTAATGCCAAGCCTACCCAATGCCCTTTATAAGCCCACACAAGGCTTTGCAAAGGGAGAACAACCCAAAGACTACTACAATACTCTATCAAAGGCTAGGGTCGCTCCTGCCCCTGCTGGCGCGATGGTTATAGATACCTTTAGGTTCTTTGAGGCTATTGAAATGCTTGCTCTTCCTGTTGGAGATCTTGTTGATTCTAATGGAAAAATGTTTGATTATTTTAGTTATGTTCATCCCGCAGAAATTCCAATTAAAAAAATTGATGATTGGAATAAGCTAAAAAACATTGTGCCAAATCTTATTGAAAACTATCCTAATAACATGCATCAGGTGGTATGCTGGTGGTTAAAGTATAAAAGAGATTTTTCTTTAAAAATAATGAGGGATGTTTATGAACAAGAATGACATAACTATAGTTATTGCAACATCTGTCTTGCCAAGCCATCCAAACACAGATATCATTGATGAAACTATTTTTACAATTAGATCACATTTTCCTAATAATGAAATTATTTTACAGATGGATGGTTTGCGTGAAGAACGCCTGTCTCGTAAATTAGACTATGATGAATATAAAAACAAGGTTCTTTGGAAGTGTATGCATGAATGGAAAAATGTTTTGCCTATAATTTTTGATGAACATTGTCATCAAACCACAATGATGAAAAAAACAATTAATATTATCAATACTGCAGCAATGCTTTATGTTGAAGGAGATGCACCAATTACTCCTGATTGTGACATTGACTGGCAGAAATGCTTAGACATGCTTGAGTATGATAAAGCTAATACTATTCGTTTTCACTTTGAAGCAGCTATTCCTGATGAACATAGTTACTTAATGTTTGGGCTTGAGGATGGTTTTATGAGAACTACACAGTGGAGTCAACGTCCTCATCTAAGTACCGTGAAATATTATCGTGATTTTGTGCTTCCATTTTCTGAAGAAAAAACTTTTATTGAAGACAGATTTCATGGCAAAGTTCAAGATGATGGTTGGGATGCTCACAAACTTTGGATATACCATCCAGAAGGAAACATTAAAAGATCTTATCACTTGGATGGTCGCCAGGGCACACAAAAATTTACAGTAGATGATGAGGCCTGGGGGTATAGTGAATGAGACTAGGAATCATCGCAAGATCAGATAACACTGGTCTAGGTAATCAAACAAGAAACCTTGTTAACATGCTTAAGCCAGATAAGATACTCTTAATTGACTCAACACCATTTAACGAAAACAAACAGCATCCCGAATGGTATGCTGGCTATGATTGTATAACTACAAGTCAGGGTTTTGCTACTAGGGAAGAGATTGTTCGTTTCCTTGATGGCATTGATGTTGTATTAACCTGTGAATCTTTTTACAGCAACATGTTCCTTAGTCTTGCTGACAAAAGAAAAGTAAAAACAATCTTACAGTACAACTATGAATTTTTAGATTTAGTAGTTGATCCAAACCAGAGAATGCCTAGTATGCTTTTGTCTCCAAGTGTTTGGAATATTGAACAAGTAGAAAAAATATTAGGTGATTTAACTAAGGTAGTTTATCTTCCTCCTCCTATTGATCCCATTGCATTTTCATCACAAAGAGAAATTAATATGTCCATCACACACAATAGGATTCTTCATATTGCTGGTAAGTTTGCTTCTAAGGATAGAAACGGAACTAGCACTGTCATTGATATGCTTAAATATTCAAGTGCTGATTATGAGTTGGTAATAAAAAGCCAGACGCCTATTGAGACTGACTGCAATGATCCTAGGTTAACTATTGATGTTTTAAATACCGAAAACCATGCAGACCTTTACTCTGGCTATGACGCAATGGTTCTTCCTAGACGATACGCTGGTCTCTGTTTGCCTATGAATGAGGCTCTTATTAGTGCTCTTCCAGTTTTTATGACTGATATATCTCCAAATAACTTTATACTTCCAAAAGAATGGTTAATAGAATCAGAAAAGATTGACAAACTCATGACTAGAATGACTCTTGATGTTTACGGGGCAGACCCTAGACAACTTGCACGTAGGATTGATGATTATGTCAATAACATAGACAAAGAAAAAGAAAAGAAAAAAGCCTATGATATAGGCATTCAAAATTTTTATGTTGCTACGCTCAAAGATAAATACTTAAGTGTAATTAATGATATAGTCAGTTGAAAACTTACGCTTTAGATCAACAAGATTGACAAAAGTTGCTTTGTCATCGTGCATAAATTGAATCTGAGTATCAAGTAAAGTTATTTTATAGTCTGTAAATTTTAGTATGTAGTGTGAAAGCCAAAGATCATCAATAATGTGATATTCTTCTGGACAATCAAATAACTTATCATCTAAAAAAATTTTAGACGAGCAGATCAAACCACCAGTTCCAGCATAGTTTCCTATTTCATTTGGCTCTAGCCTAACTTTTTTCCAGTAATCTTTCTCAAACTTATGAGCATAAAAAGATTTGACATATTTTTCATCATATTGCAGATGACAATCTTGTACAAATGAGTTTGGCAAAACCTCATCATCATCAACAAAGATTATCTTTTCATAGCCTTGCTGTGCTAATTCTCTTGCAAGATAAAACCTTGCAAATTGTTTATATTTATTTTCATAGTTTTTTATAAAAACATTTACGTTAAGGTCTTTTCCATACTTTTGAAAATATCCAGTTAGCTTAAAGTCTTGATTAATTGCATTATTTGCAATATAAAAATCAAAATCTTTGTTATTTTGTAGTTGTATTTTTTGTAATAATTTTGGCATGTTTGTAAGTCTAATATAGGTGCACATGATTAATGCAGTATTAGACTTTGGTTTAATTTGATCTTCGTGTATGTATGTCATAGTATAAAAGAAAGAGAGGGATAGGCCAGATAGACATATCCCCCTCTAAAGAATTACTTCTTTACTGTTGGCTTCTTCTTTGCAGGAGCCTTCTTGACTACTCTTGCAGCCTTAAGAGCCTTGTCTACGACCTTCACATCTGGCAGTCGGCCAAATGCTGCGTCTGCAGGGTTGATTGCTCTCATTGCTACTGGCACGATTGCACCAAGCAATGAATATGCAAGTGTCTGTGGATCTGTAATTCCAGCAGCGTACATTGCTGTAACTGCACCGATTGCAGATCGTCCGTATGAGGCAAGTGCCTTCTTTAGTTGTTCATTCATAATTTCCTCCTAGGATATTAGATTAGTTATAACTGTAAAGCCAATCCATAGACCAATAATTCCTGCGACTCCCGCAAAAACTGGTGGTGCTGGTACTGGCAATTTGAATG